TCATCATCACTTTTAAAAGCTCCTAATTGATCTAATTCTTTTAGTTTCTTATCAGATATTTCAATAGTACGAGATATTCTATCTAAATAATTAAGATATCCTATTAAGATATCTTCTGATTTTTCTTGTTTTTTCATTAAATTTAGAGTTGTAAACCCTAAAATTAAAACTAATAAAATTAATAAAATTAATATGATATAAACCATTATAAATTATTTAACATGTTTTTTAAACTTTCACTTTTAAGTGTACCTAAAGCTTTATTCTTAGAAGTAGTTTTAGGTTGTGATGTAACTTTATCTCCTAATGTAAAATTTTCTTTCTTCACATCCACGGATTTTTCACTTCTAAATTTAAGTAACCACTCATTTTCAAATTCAATACGAGATGCCATTAAATCAGCTTGATGTAAAATAAAAGGTAAAGCCGTTCTTGGTTTTTGTCCCGGTGTAAATGCTGTAAAATATTTTTTATTTCCCTCATCATATAAACCATCGTGAGTCTGTATAGTTATCATTTCATTAAATGAATATTTAATATCATGAGATTGAAGAATAAATAAAGAACGATCAGGTACTGATGCAAATGCTAATTTATCATTAAACATATAATTTTCCCCTAATTTATCTTTTCGCCATTGATCTGTCTGGGGAAGATAAGACTCATGTTCTTCGTCGCCTATTTTACCTAAGTCGTGATTTAACGCTGAAAAGACTAATTCTTCAATAGTGTAAGTTGAAATATCTACTCCCATTTCTACCCATACTGAATTTAATTTGAGAGCACTATCAATTACTCTAATAATATGGTCTACATATCCGCCTGGGAATGCATTATGGTATTCTTTCTTATATGAGGCAGGCATCATAATAATTCTATCCTGAAATTTAGAATAAAGATTTTTTAATTGGGAACATCTAGGCTCAGCTATATGTGTATCAATATAAGATAATAATGTATCCCAATTTTGAGATATCTGTTCAGCCGTTAATTTCATAACTAATTTTTAATTTAAGGATTAATTTTCTCGTTCGATTACAGATTTTAAATCTTCTTTTATTTCAAGTAGAATATTAAGAATTTCTCTACTTTTTTCTATATCTCTTTCATTTAGAGATAGACGTAAACTTGCTAGTTTACCTTCTAAGGTTTCTACCCTCCTTAGTGCTAGTTCTTTATTTCTCATTACTTTTATTTATTTTATTATTTTTATTCTTTATATTTTAAATTAAATATTTATTTAATAAATTTTAAAAATAAAATACTTTTCTAAAGATAATTAAAATTCTTTGGGGCTCCTAGCTTTTTCTAAAAATACTTGAATCTTTCTTAAGAAAGCACACTTCTCATACTCTTCTACTCCTTCAAAATATTTTATACTAGACTCTAAGGCAAATATGAAATTATCGGAGTCTTCATTTTTTAAAGCCTCTCTCCAATACTTACTTTTTAAACTACACTGACTAATCCAATACCAGGCTCTAGTATACATTAAAAACTCTCCAGCTTCATTTATATTATTACTTTCAAGTTCAGGGTCAGCTTTTTCAAAGAATGAAATAATTTGCTTTTTAAATGAAATCCCATTTATAATGAGTTTAATAAACATCCCTATTTTAAATTTAGGAGTGTTTTTAAATTCCTCTATCTCACTTTCTAATTTCTTATTCTCTCCATCATCTCCATGGAAACCAAATAAGGCAAATACTCCATCTAAATACATATCTAATTAACAGATTTTAAGATTAATAATTTAGATTGGATTTCATCAATTTGTTCTTCTAATTTATGAGCCTCGATAATTAAATCATCATACATTTTAATAGGATTAATAAAATCAGGATTAGCTGGGTGGTAAGCCCATATCTCTTCCGTAATAGTATAATTATCTATTAAGAAATTTTGCAAATTAGCTAATCTAGCTTCTAACTCATCAACAGTCATCAGATTCAATTTATTATACATATTAAATATATTTTTCCCCAATTAATAAAATTACGTTTTTAGCATCTTCTAAAGGCACTCTAAAAAATTCTCTATTAGAAGTGACTCTATATCTTTTTAAATACTTATGTACTTCACCTTCAATTTCTTCTCCATTAAAACATCTATAAGCCCATTCAACTTCAAATTCTTGAGGCACACCTGTCCCTCTCCCAATTTGTAAAGAACGCTCATAAGGATCCAATTTAGTATAACCTATTTTTAACAACCCAGGCATTGATGGATTAGATAAAATATAAACCCAATTACGGCCGTCTTTACCGCTATATAAACCACGCTTCTTATTAGTATAATAACATACATTATCCCACCCTTCTTCATCAGTATATACAGTGAAATATGCAGATGGGTTATTATATAAATCCTCAGAACATGGAATATAAAGTTGAGCTTCTTCCTCTGTTATACGTTTCATGAGTTTTTTAGAAACGAGATTTAGCACTCGAACCTTTATACCAAGGTAATCCTTCTCTGCCTCTAACCCTCTCCTTCCATTGTGCCTCCGTATATTTAATACCATTCAAATAATACTCACGTTTTCTATTATCACCACCAGGTATAAGAGCGGGACCATCCCAATTATGTAACTTACCATCAAACATTACCATTGTAGTTCCATCAGCGGTTTTAATGGTTTTCCCTTTTTCAAATTGTTTTTCCATAGCTATTTATTTATATAATTTATTAATTTCTATTAAAATCTGGATTAATATTAGGAATAGTATTGGGATCCATATTGGGGAAAATACCCACCACCAAGACCAATATTGAACAGGGCCTATTTGGGCTAATTTTAGGGTTAAAAATATAAGAAATAATATTGTACCTAACCCTAAACTATTATTTGGCTTACTATTCTCCATCTTCTTGGTTATTTAGTTCGGAAAACAAAATATCTCCAAATGCGTATCCGAAGAAGAAGAAAAAAGTTGGGTTTCCTGTTATAGTACCTGTGATTAGGGAAACTATTCCAAAAATGACTTTGAATGGGTTGTTAATTAATTTTTCCATGACCTTTATTTTTTAATTTTAATTTTCTTGAATATACGAACTGAAATTTGTAGGGCCAAGTAATATATACAAATATATTTGGTCGATGTGGGGAAGATTTTAAAATCTACTTTTTTGAGATTTTTGGAGGTTTTATCCCTTTTTTGATTTTGAAAACCATAATCTAATTGGGGGTAACAACTGGGTTATATATTAGGTTGGGTGAATGTTTAGTATATAAAGATATACAAGTCGATGCGGGGAAGATCGTTAGCGAGCTATGAAGGCGTCTAAGCGTCCCACTCCCACCATCCCGTCCCGTATTGATATCAACGTACGTGGTACCCTAGTCCGCCGTAATATAATATATATACCATATATATACGCACCGAGGAAATAAAGGGGGAATCTTTCATCCCCTATTCATCTTATTTTTCAAATAAAGTCAAATCCAGTTCTTCACAATTTTCAATTGCTTTAATAATATCGTATTTTAAATTTGCTGCATCCTGTATCGTCAAATGCTCTGTTTCGTATCCCATTGTCTTCAAAAAATCCATTACTGCTAAGAATTGATCTACTAAACTTACTTCCTTTACTTTTTTTAATTCTAATTTCATAACCTTCTTTTTTTAATTATGTTTAAATATACGAAATTAAATTTATAACTTATATTCCTTTAATTATTATGTATTTTATATAAGCTAAAATTCCAACTACAACCCACAATACTACTATCATACTATTTCTTTAAAACATGTTTAATAATTCCACTCCACACGACAACATTTGCCCATACTAACACTAACAATACTACTACCATATCAATCCAAAATATTAAATAAACACTCAATACACTTTATTACTCCAAGTAATAACATTACATAAACTAAACCACTTACCATATCTTTTCTTTTTAATTATGCTTAAATATACGAAATTAAATTTACAATTTATATTCCCGTTTTAATTTTTAAAGCATTGTCCATCATGTCAATCAACTCACTCAAGTAACCATGTTTGGCTAGACCATCCAAATCCATTACTTGGTTTTCATAATATCCACCACAACACTCACATCCAAAATCAACATATTCACCTATTACAACACGGTGTGTATCAAAAAACACTTCTCTGAAAACCTTACCATCATGAAATTCCTCATTTAACAATTGGGAATCAAAATCAATATCTTTAATTTTTCCAAATTGTTCAAACAACATACAATGTTGCATAAATTCTACTGCTGTCATAACCTTTATCTTTTTTAATTATACTTAAATATACTAATTAAAATTAAATATTATTATTCCTTTATAATATGTTTAATATACTCACCTTCATTGAACCAATAAAACGCTAATTTATTCTCTACTGTTAATATAGTAATTGTTGCGTTATCTAAATTCCCATCTATATTTAAAATGCTTGCTTTGTTATTCTGGATGAATTGATCTATTGTCATATATTTTATATTAAAAAGCCCACCTTATTTTTAGGTGGGCTATATTGTTATTTACTCCGCTGTTATTTCTTTAACTTTTACTGGTCGGCCTCGTTTTACTACTCCTCCATTAGCTGCTTTTTTAGCTTCTGATTCTGCTAACCTTAACTGTCTAGCTGAATCTAATTTTACTGGTCTTCCTAATTTAAATTCTCCACTTGCTTTTCTAGCTTCTATTTCTGCTAATCTTAGTTGGCGGTTTGAATCTGCTTTAACTGGCCTACCTTTTCTTAATTCACCATTTGCTCTCTTTATTTCTAATTCTGCTAATCGGATTTGGCGAACTGATCCTTCTTTAATTGGGCGGCCTCGTTTCCCTGTTGTTTTAGGAGCTTCTAATTCACTTAACATTTGCTCCAATACTACACTTTTCATAGTGTGTGCTTTTGTAATTCCTGCTTCTAAAGCTTTTGTTACTAATTCTTTTCTTTCCATAACCATTTTATTTTTTAATTTCTTAAATATACTAATTTAATTTTGATGAGTTGCTTCCTCTTCTAATTTCTTTAAACACTCTAAACAACCTACCTCTTCAATCCCTTCATAACGGGCGTGGTTTGAACTTAATGCTGGTGTCCCACATAAATTACCTTTACCTGATTTGTAGGCGTGGGCTGTGTTTGTCCAAACATTTCCCTTATTTCCGAATATTGAATATTCGTTTCCTAATTCTTTAATGTTTACTTTTTTCATAACCTTCATTTTTTAATTATACTTAAATATACTAAATTTATTTTAATTAACTTATTCCTAAATCTTCTAAATAATACATAAAGTCCTCACGTTCACTAGTATCAAATAAAGGTATACCTTCATCATCAAAAGGTTTATAACAATCTTCCTCCAAATTTAAATAATAAAAACCAATAAAATCTTCAACAATTTTATCTTCAACTTCAACACTATAAAAATCAAAAACTTCATTTTTAATTTCATTTACTAAATCATCAATCATTTCCTTTTTCATAACCTTTATTTTTTAATTACTTAAATATACTAATTTAATTTTAATTACTTTGTTCCTACTCTATTTTGTTTTTCTTCTTCCCTTTAACTGTTCCTCTACGGTGATTACTTCGGTTTCCCAATGTGTATTTTCTCTAAGGTTTATTCCCTCAAATCTATGTTCTCCGGTTCGTAATTGTTCTAGAGCTTCCTCCAACGAATTCGCTTCAATTTCATATTCAAATACTGTTGTTGTTTCTACTTCTGTTTCAAATCTAAACTTTTTCATAACCTTTATCTTTTTATTATACTGTAATATACGAAAGCAGATTTAGATTTCTGCTTCCTCTATTTCGTACTCAAACCCTTCAAACATTTCATCCCAAATGTCTTTCAATGTCTTATTTTCTCGGCTGAATTCTTCAAAACTCAACTCAGTATCTCCATTTTCATCTAATAGCATCCAATGTTCTTTCAATAAAAACGTTACGCACTCATTATAAGTTTTAAACAAATGAACATCACATCCTTTAATTTTAAATGATGAGCTTTCAATGTTATAAAATTTTACAATCCAAACTTTCATACTATCTTTTTTAATTATATTTGAATATACGAAATTTTTTTTATATATTATATTCCTATTTAAAATATTATTAAATTAATTACCATTTCACCCGTTGGTTTCCCATTTCGTGTTATCTCATAATTTGGATCCATTCCTACCTCTACCACATAATATAACAACTCATTTAATGTGTTGAATTCCTCTACAAAATAATTACAATCTAAACTATACATAACTTTTATTTTTTTAATTTCTTAAATATACTAAATAAAAATGGGGAACTTTACTCCCCCTTAAATCTGATCCATATTATATCCCCACTCAACTAACTTATCCATAATATATTCTGGTAATTCAAATACCCCATCATAATCTCTAAGGTAAATTACTCCTTCATATTCATCAAACCATAATCCCCCTTCAGCGTATACTCTCTCTCCTCCTGTTTTAACATCATAAATCTCAAATGAACCACGTTCCTCATTATGGATTCTTACTGTTACCTCTAACAACGTTCCTCGGTTTGTTGTTGTTTCAAATGTTTCTTCTCTTTTCATAACCATTTTATTTTTTAATTTCTTAAATATACTAAATAACTCTAATATAATTTACTCCTTAATTAAACATGGCTTGATATAAGGCTAATGCGGCTGCGTCATAATCTGATATCTCACACTCCAAATCCTTATTCTGATATTTGGCAATGGCTATCATGTCTTTGCCTGTTATTTCCCCTTTGAGTGCTCTTTTCACCGCCAAATTATATTTGGCTTTCTCTATAATCTCTTTCATAACCTTTATTTTTCTTTAAATATACTAAATAACTTTTAACAATTCTTATCCCTTAAAAATCACTTTCAATTATTTCCTCTATTTTTTCCTTTAATTCTCTTAACATTTCTCCTGTTAGCTTATCTTCATTAGATAATCCTTCATTTACAATCTTAAACAATTCTTGGAATACACTTAATTTTTCTTCTTTTAAACTCATAACTCTTATTTTTTAATTTTCTTAAATATACTAATTTACCTTTTATATTCTTATTCCTATGTAAATCATTTCTTAATTATCTTACAATTTACTTTATACTTGTCTTGGAGCATTTTATATAAAATTAATGCTTCTTTTTTAGTGGATTTAGTTAAATGTATTTTTACTCCCCATTCCATATCCGCTATAATTTCATAACCTTTATTCTTCATATCTTAATTTTCTTAAATATACTAATTCACTTTAATCTAACTTACTCCCCTTATGTTTTGATTTACGTGTATATTTCTTCTTATTCTTATACACGTTAGGACGAGTTGCTTGGTTTAATTCATGCTGTGTTATTATTATTGTTCTCATTTTCTTAATTTTCTTAAATATACTAAGATAGAATAGTGTAATTTACTCCCTGCCAGACAGTATGATGGCCTGTATAAAATACAAGCTTTAAATTCATTTCAAACGCCTCGTTAGGCTATAATCGTGGTGTTAAGTTTTCAATGATCACCTTATTTACTCATTAACATCCGAACATAAACAAACTGTATACTTCTTGCGGTTACTGGGGCTTCTTTCTGTGTCCTAATACTGTTACGTTACCTTTTCTATTTCCAAAATATATAGTTCACCGTTATGAACGGTTATAAATATATGAGGGAGAGAAAAACTCCACATTTCTGTGAAGTCTCTCTCCCGGTTATGAAGCGTAATTTCTCGGTAATTTTCTTCCGTGTAATTTTCTTACACAGCCACGTACTCATTTGCGATCTCGAATAATTTCTTATTCACATCTAAGTCCATTTTGAAATTCTTTATTTTTCTAGCTTTTCTAATCTTGGCACCAATCATGTACTCAAAATCACCCTCAATAATTTTCTCTTGTATCACATTAAACACTGACCATAAATCTTTCCCTGCGTCTTCCTTACGAGTTGGTGTAATGAATTTTTCAACATTAATATTAAACTCCTTTATCTGATCAGCTGTAAATCGCGACTCAAGCGCTTTCAACGCAAACTCAATTGTAGTTTTCTTATCCAACACTGTTGACTTCATTTTATTCAATGACTCAACTGTTAACGGTAATCTCTCTACCATCCCCCTAATCTGCTCCTGTAATTCTTCAAACGTGTAACCCATGTGTCGAATCCTAACATTCTCAAAATCTTGGGTGGAGACCACTAACCCGTTTTCGCATACTAACCTAAACAAACCGGCTTGGAACAGAAACGCACTTTTCCCATCATGTGAATTCGTTAATAGAATTTGCGGAAACACAACATCACCATCCTCTCCATTAATCACTACATCATTGTTTCTAAACACTACTAGGTGCTTCTGGTACCCTGCACCCTTCTTGGCCTTGACCTGTTTAACATCTGTCACGTTCCACCCTAATTTTTCCATGTCATCAATCACTTGTGATGTTGGAATGTGTGTGTAATTCGCCGATAAATGCTCGGCAGGCGTCATTGTGTAAATAGATGATGCTTTTTCTTTAATTTCCTGTGCTGAAAGGAATTTCATGTTTTTAACGTCTAACATAACTCTTATTTTTAAATTTCTTAAATATACTAATTCACTTTAATTTTCTTTAATCCTCTAACTTAATTTTCTCACCATTAAATCTAATTTCCTTTATGGTACTTATGTTTACCATTCGGTAAGCCTGTTTCTCCATGTCAAATACCGGTAACAGTGATTTTTCCTCTGCATTGTACTTTAATGTTCCTCCCTGGAGATGTTTTTTTACCCCTAATCTGGCAATCATTTTCCTTAATGAGCCATCTTTTTTAATGAAATCAACTGAGAATATGTTTGTTTCCCCAACTGTTTTTCTAAATTCTTTAACTGTCATAACCTTTTATTTTTTAATTTTCTTAAATATACTAATTTTATTTTACAAAGCCAAGCCTTTTGCGCAGGAAATGTGTGTTTTGTATATACTTTGTCCCTTTCTAACCTTTCTTGTAGGCGATGAACATGTGGGTTAGATCTCTACCTTCTTCACACCCTCCACCCACTATTATGTTTTCCACATACCATACACACTAATTCTCTCCTAACATTCCCTCACATTCCTTGGTCCACCCTTACCCTTACCGTTGTCCACCCTTGCATTACTTATTTCCGTGTGATTTTCTTCCTAACATACACTTCGTGTAATCTTTATTCTAAGCGTTTTATCCACGTGTAATTCCCTTTATTCTCAATCCCATTTTTCCTTATTCAGTATCAATAATATCGCTCCATAAGTTAATATAATGAATGTTATCATGTGTGATTTTCTTTTATTACTGAATGTTATCTCTATCCCACTAATCTCTCTTTTATGATGCCGGTTAAATATGTAGCCACATCCATCTCATCAAATCCCTCATAAGTTAAATCATCTGTTATCTCATCTATTAACTCAATGAATCTTTGTTTCATGGTTTGGTTTACTAATCCTTCCATTCTGTCTAACACATGTGCTTCCATAACCTTTATTTTTTAATTTATATAAATATACTAATTTTATTTTATATGTTTTACTCCCCTATTTTACTTTCTAATTCTGTAATAAATTCTTCCGCACTCTCTACTCCTCCTATATTGAATTGGTTTAGTTCATTCATTGTGTAATCTACATCATATGTCTTCCAATCATAAATTGTGAATGTTTTTCCTTTATACTCCACAGCCCATTCTTTTTGTACCTTATTGTCTCCTGATGGGGTGTTGTATGTTGGTTCTCCTAAAATAGATACTAATTGAGTGTATGTTATGTTGAGGTGTCCTTTATTACTTGATCCCCATGTTTTTTTCCCTACTTCGTCTTTTTTTAATGTCTTCATAACTTTTTAATTTATATAAATATACTAATTTGGTTTTAATGGTTATACTCCTCTTATTTTATTTAACACTCATTCCTTCATATTTTAGTAATGAATTACAAATATATCTGTTAATGTCGTTCATCTTCTTTAATGTTTTTATATTGTTGAGTATAATGTTTTTATCAATGTCATTAATTCCTTTACCTAAAATGAATTCCACTATAAATGTTTTAGCTTGTTCGGGGTTGTTCATTTTAAATACTTCACTTGCGATTTGTTCAAATACGCTTTTAATGTTTACTTTTGCCTTCATAACTTATCTTTTTTAATTAATAACATAATAAGTACTAACTCCATAAAGGCGATGGTATAATTACCTCTATGTACAAAATATGCGCCTGATAGCACTGTTGCTATCAAATACATCTTATCACTAAATAAATAATTCAATAACTTTTTCATTTTTTTATTTTTTAATTTATATAAATATACTAAATATTTTTACATTAATTTACTCCTTAAGTAATTTAAGATTTACTTATTTAATTTTTTCTGTAAACGTTTTAGTTTGGCTTTTAAGCGTTTGGTTTCTAATCGTCTTAGATAAGGTCCATGGTTGTAAGTGCTTCCTTCCCATACCATTGTCCATTTTGTTTTATCTGTTTTGAGAAATTCAATTCGTTCTTCAATTCGTTTTATTAATTTTTCTGTTTCCATTTTACACTAATTTACTCCTCAAATATATGTAGGTTATTTTGTTAATTACGGTCCTCAAAATTAAGTATTAATGACTCAACTGATATGAAGTTTTTTCTAATTAGTTCTTCAAATGAGTATACTTCTGTTTCTTTAAATAGATCTTTTATGCGGTTATTCCATTCTGGGTAATGTCCTGTTCGTTTGAATTTGGTTTCTAGGTGGTTTAGTTTTCTTAGTAATGTTTTAGATCTTTCTTTGCCTACTCTTGTTTTTCTTTCCATAACTTTTATTTTTTAAATTTATACTTAAATATACGAATACTACTTTAATTTTCTTCGTCCTTTATTTTTCTATAATTTGAAAATTACTTGAATTCTTCTCAATTGCGTTTTGGATTTGTGCTATTACTGTTTCCATAAATTTCTCTGGTGTGGTTTGTTCCCCTTCATATTCTAAAACAGGTTTGAAATTAACACAATCTACTGTAAGTGTATCATATATTCCACCATTACTCCATTTACATTGTATTCCTGTTCTGAATCTGTACCCATCTTTAATGTCCTTTTTAACCTTTTCCCGGTTATAATAATTTACTATTTCTCTTTCATAAATCTTTCTATCAACATGATAATTCACACTATGTTTTCTTACATAGAATTTATTTTGAAGATAATCTAAAAAATCAAAAATATGCTCTTCACAAAAATCAATAATAACTTTCGCTTTGGCTGCTCTTTGTTGTGCTGCTAAATCTTTTTCGATTTCAATTTTGTTTTGTTCTTGTTTGAACATTTCATCAAATTTTTTCATAACCTTTATT